TCCCTTCTATCCGAGGCACAAAAAGAAAAAGATGACCTACGACAGAAGTTAACAGACATGCTGAAGGAAATCGAATACCCAGAACTCGCAAAGAAAGAACAAGAGAAGGTTGTTGCAGCAGAAGAAACTCTTCGTCGCTCACCACTACCTATCTTTGTAGGATAACTAAATGTCAGATAACGAATGGTCTAGACCAGCATCACCACCTCCTCCACTCTTTCTTGGTAAGAAGGAGCGCGATCTTGTCAAGCAAGTCAATGACGAACTTGTAGAAAAGGTAATCGGACAACAGATCCTTTACTATCCTATTGATCTCGAAACAACAAACTTCCACGAGCTTTATGGCGAGGCAATAGAAAAAACATTCCTACCACCCGTAAGAATTTACGCACTCGTTAAGTTTGATAATGAAGACACAACCTACCTAGATTCAGTGGGGATAGATAGCGTTTCACAAATTACCGTCCATTTCCATAAACGCAGACTAACAGAAGACCAAGACGTTTTTGTAAGAGAGGGAGACTTCGTTCTCTATGGAGATCTCTACTACGAGATTATGAAACTCTCAACACAAAGAAAACTATTCGGTCAAGTAAACCAAACATTTGAAGTGTCTGCTCTATGTAAGAGAGCACGCAAGGGACTATTCGATGCTACCTGATAACTTTGATTTCGCACAACTCCCAGAAGACCAGAAAGAGTTTACCCTACAAGAGATAGGGATGCTTGCTTCTCGAATTGAAGACATCGATTATGCGATGATGTCTTGGATTAAAGAAGACCTTGGCTTAACAACATTAACCAATGAAGGCTACAAGAATGTCCCTGTTCTTTGGCAAACACCCGAGCGTACATTTCAAATCAAGAATAACAAAGATCTGCGAGATCCAAATAACAATAATTCTGGTGCTATTGTCTTGCCTGTAATCACAGTTGAAAGAACTACCATAACCAAGGATCCAACTAACAAGGGTGGTTTTCAAGCTCACATATTCTCTAATAAGCGTAATGGCAGGACTGGACGTATGACCATTGCTAAGCGTATTAAGCAAGATAAGACACGAAACTTTGCTGTTGTAAACAATACTCGCACAAACACGTCAGGAACTAGGCAAAAATTCTTCCCGAGAGAGAACAAGAAGGTCGTTATTGAAACCCTTTCAATTCCTATCCCTATCTATGTGAATCTCGACTACAAGATCATAGTCAAGACAGAATATCAACAGCAAATGAACGATCTTACCCAACCCTTCATGACGAGAACAGGACAAATAAATTCATTTGTAATGCGTAGAAACGGACATCTATACGAAGCATTTATCGACCAAGGTTTCAACCAGTCTAACAATGTCGCCAATCTAGGTGAAGACGAAAGACAATTCACCAGCGAAGTAAACATCAAGGTACTAGGATACCTAATTGGTGAAGGAAATAGTGACGACAGACCTATCGTAACTAAAGAAGAGAGCATAGTAGAGGTTGCTTTCCCAAGAGAAACAGTAGTTCCAGCAGGTAACGACAACTTTTTTATGGACTAATCACATCCTGAAGTGTTTTGAGAAACAACAATACTATTTAAACATGATTGATGATGCTTTATAGCATGTTTATTTAAAAAGTGAGGAATACCTAATGCCCGTAAAAAACTTCAAATTTGTATCTCCCGGTGTGTTTATCAACGAAATTGATAACTCATTCCGCCCCCGCAGACCTGACGCTATTGGTCCAGTAGTCATTGGACGCTCTGTTCGAGGTCTCGCAATGCAGCCAGTCAAGCTAGAATCATTTTCTGACTTCCTGACCATGTACGGAGATACTGTTCCCGGTAACGCTGGTGGTGATGTTTATCGTGATGGCAACTACCAATCACCAATGTACAGCACCTATGCAGCCAAGGCATTTCTAAACGCTTCAGTTGCTCCTGTAACTTTTGTTCGCCTTCTTGGCTCAGAGCATAACAGCGCTACCGACGCTGGTAAGGCTGGTTGGAAAACTACTGAGAACCCAGATGCACAGACATTTGCGCAGCTAAACTTATACTTTAGTGGTATGCCATCTGTACACCAACATTTGCAAATAGACGCTGCCGGTGTTGATTACTTAGTCGTTTTCAACGATAGTGGCTCTACTAGTACCACTTTCGACGCTAATAGAACAGCATCAGTCGATGTTGATTCTGTAGATGTTACTACTGTTGCTGTTGGTGATGCTTTGTACACTCTATACAACAGCGCACTCTCAGATAACTATGATGTAATCACTGGCTCTGATGAACAGGGTACAAGAATTAGATCAAAGGTTGGTCTCGACCATGCCAACTTCAATGTCACTACAGCTTCCTACACCAGTGTTTCAAACTTGGTTGTAACTGATGTTGATGGCGCAGGCTTACTAACCGACAACGGCGGTGCTTACGGTCTCTGGGTATTCCCATCAAGCTCCAACGATACTTGTGGAACCGGTGGCGATAACACCGACAATCTTGGTTCAGCGATGCTAGGTGCAGTTTGGTACATGGATCAGGATAGCCAGATTAGACTTTCTGGCTCTCTTGCTAACAGTGGAGTCAAGGCAGAAGGTATCGGTATGGTAATTGAGTCTGATACTAGTGGGCTGTTTACCGCTACTATCAAGGGTTCTAAGGTTACAGGCGATGCTGATGAAAAGTTCTCCTTCAACTTTGACGATACCGACCAGAGATTTATTCGCAAGGTATTCAATACAAATCCCCAGCTTGTTGAAGGAAATTTCTATGAAGGCTCACTAGAGCGAAACTACTGGCTTGGTGAGACATTCGGTCAAGAACTTCGCGAAGGTCAGGATGAAGTTGGATCTATCACTGGTAGCACCGGAGACGAGATTCAGTCCAAGAAAATGTTTGGTGTTATTCTTCCAATCAGAAATGGTTCCAGTGGACCCAACAGCATGAACATCCCAACCCAAGAAGCTCAGACTGGCTGGGTTATTGGTCAGGATATCGGTGATGCTGGTTCTTGGGTACCAGAGCAGGCATACAAGCTATTCAAGCTCAAGGGTCGCGGTCACGGCGAGTGGCTACATAAGAACGTCAAGATTTCAATCGAGAAAATTCGTTACTCTGGTACACAGACCAGCGACTTTGGTACTTTCTCTATTGTTCTTCGCTCACTAACTGACACTGACGCTAACCCAGTTGTTCTAGAGAGATTCGACAATGTAACTCTTGACCCACGTTCACCAAACTACATTTCAAGAGTTATTGGTGACCAGTACTACGAATGGAACGAGTCAGAAAGAAGACTAAGACTATACGGTGAGTATCCAAATCAGTCCAAATTTGTATATGTCAGTGACATCAATGAGGGCAACATTCAGAATGCCAACTCACTTGTTCCATTCGGCTACTACGGTCCTCCCAACTTCACATCAATTACTGATTGGAGTGGTTCTGCAAGCGACGATGCCCTAACTAACAGATACATCGATGCAGCCAACGACTTTGGAGCAGGTTTTGACGGTCTACTATCAGGCTCAACAGGTAACTTCACTGGCTCCCTACTTTGGCCAGCAGTAAGACTACGCCACTCAGCTTCAGATGGTGGTCTTTCCGACCAGACAGACGCTTACTTCGGTATGCAGACCACAAGAACTCGTGGCAGCAGCCGTGGTGACAGATCAGTTCTTGATTACCACAGAAGATGGATTAGTGAGCTTGGAAACTGGGGTAGCGTTGCAGGTGCTGTCCAGCAAGATTACATCTTCACTATGGATGACATTATAACCGGAAGCGTCGGTGCCTTCTACTCATCCGGTTCACGCGCTACCGAGACAAGCTACACTGCTCAAGCAGGTAAGACCTATAAGGATCTTATTGACCTTGGTTACGACCAGTTCACAATGCCTCTTTGGGGCGGCTTCGATGGATTTGACATCACCAAGCCAGACCCACTATACAACGCTGGTATGACTGCAACTGCCACAGATACTACAAGCTACATCTACAATACTTACAAGCGCGCTATTGATACAGTTGCTGACCCAGAGTTTGTAGATATGAACTTGCTAGCAATTCCCGGTCTAACTAAGGAAGGTCTAACTACACACATGGTTGATGTCTGTGAGGCACGCGCTGACGCTCTTGCCCTAATCGACCTCCCCGGTGTATACCTCCCAGCCCACGAGCAGTACGAAGCAGATATCAAGGATCGACAGACCAAGAGTCCATCACAGGCAGCAAACGAACTTCGTACTCGCCAGATTGATTCATCCTACGGTGCTACATTCTACCCATGGGTACAGACTGTAGACGAGGGTACAGGTCAGGCACTTTGGGTACCACCTACTGTTGCCATGATGGGTGTTCTTGCAAGCTCCGAGAGATCATCACAAATCTGGTTTGCTCCAGCAGGCTTCAACAGAGGTGGCCTCTCCGACGGCGCAGCAGGTATCCCTGTCACTAGCGTCTCACGCAGACTAACCTCCAAGGAGCGCGACGTTCTTTACGAAGCACGCATTAACCCAATCGCCAGCTTCCCAAGCACCGGTATCGTAGTGTTCGGTCAGAAGACCCTACAGGAGCGCCCATCTGCTCTAGACCGCATCAACGTGCGTCGTCTAGTCATCTACCTCAAGAAGCAGATCTCCATCCTTTCTACTCAGATTCTCTTTGAGCAGAACGTACAGGCAACTTGGAACCGCTTCAAGGGTCTCATCGAGCCATTCCTTGCAAACGTCAAGACTCAGTTCGGTATCACTGATTACCGTCTCATTCTAGACGAGAGCACCACAACACCTGACCTTGTAGACCAGAATGTTGTGTACGCTAAGATTATGATTAAGCCAGCCAGAGCAATCGAGTACATCGCTATCGACTTCATCGTTGCTTCAACTGGTGCATCATTTGACGATTGATAAATGGGGGCTTTTGCCCCCACCTACTACTTATTTATGAATACACAGGAGAACCTAAAACATGCCATTCTGGTCAACTAATTTCGGACAAAACTCTACTCTAAAAGATCCAAAGCGCAACCATAGATTCATCGTTGAATTTGGTGGCGTTGCTGCTACCCCCGGTGGTGCTGTAGCTTGGTACGCCAAGACTGCTGCAAAGCCTTCATTCACCATTGCAGAAAATGAGCATAAGTATCTAAACCATACTTTCTACTATCCCGGTGGTGTAACTTGGAATCCTGTTACAATTACCATGGTTGATCCAGTTGATCCAGACATGACTGCTACTTTCTCTGACATTATTGTTAACGGCGGCTATGCTCCCCCAACTGATGTTACGACTCTTGGTACAATGTCAAAGGCCAAGGCAGCTACTTCACTTGGTCAGGTTACCGTTACCCAGATTGACTCCGATGGTAACGCACTAGAAACTTGGACTCTTTGGAACCCCTTCATTCAGGACATCAAGTATGGCGACTCACTAGATTACGGTAACTCCGATCTAACTGAGGTCTCTATCACCCTTCGTTATGATTGGGCAAGAGTCGAAACCGCTAGCGATTCCAAGAAGGCTGGTTCAACTGGTCAGAGAGAATTCTTCAAGGTATAATTTAGACAATATAAAACGCGAGGTGTAAATTGTCAAGAAATCAGGATCGCCTAGGCGGCGTTCAACAGCCTGACACGAGCCCCCCACCCCAGCAGGGTGGTGGGGGTTTCTCGTTTGTAATTCCCACAGAGTTTGTGGATTTACCATCCCAAGGTCGCTTTTATCCACAAAGCCACCCACTACATGGGAGAGAATCAATTGAAATCAAGCAGATGACTGCGAAGGAAGAAGACATTCTCACTTCCAGATCTCTACTAAAGAAAGGCGTAGCTGTCGATAGATTAATCGATAGTATCGTAGTGGATAAAAATATATCTACCAAGGACCTGCTTATTGGCGATAGAAACGCTATTCTAATTGCAGCTAGAGTTTCTGGATATGGTAGCGAATATAAAACACAAGTTCAATGCCCTGCGTGTGAAACAAAGCAAAAGTATGCATTTGATTTGAATGATGCTACCATAGAAGAAGGTGGGGTAGGTGATGATACTGATACCATAGATAATGGTGACGGAACAATTACTTGCTTCTTGCCAAAAACAGATGTAAAAGTTGTTGCAAGATTACTAACTGGCAGGCACGAACCAAACATAACAAAGGTATCAAAGTCTGATCAAATTATCTCTAAGCAATTAGAAGCCATTATTGTTAGTGTTAACGACGACCGGTCTCATAATGCTATCAGATATGTTGCCAACAATATTCCTTCTATGGATTCTAGATATCTTAGAAATGAATTAAAGAAGGCAACACCTAACATTGATCTAACTCAGGAGTTTTCTTGCGAAGAGTGCGGACACACGCAAGAAATGGAGGTGCCGCTCACGGCGGACTTTTTTTGGCCTGACCGAAGAGTATAGTGAAGCAATATACGAACAGATTTTTTTCTTGAAGCATAGTGGTGGCTGGAGTTTTTCTGAAGCTTACAGCCTGCCTATAGGGCTCAGAGACTGGTTTGTTCAGCGGACTATCAAACAACTTGAGATGGAAGCAGAAGCAGTCAGAAATGCTTCACAGGGTGGAAGTGGAAAAACTCAAACTTTGACAGCTAACAACCAGCCAAATATGATTAAGACTTTCTAGACTGGCAGCTTGGGCTGCCTTTTCTTTTTGACACCAGCCTATTTATAGAGAGAGGTACTATTCTATGGCTGATCCTTTTGGAGGCGATCCTTTTGACCCCCCGGCACCTGACCCGACGTTAGAGCGACTTCGGGGACTTGCTAATGAGTTTTCTAAGCTAAAAAGAGAACTTGAGGATACTGGTACCCAAACAATTGAGAATTATAAGCAGGCTGCTGGTGAAGCCACAGAGCTTGGTAGACAATTAGATAGAGTTCTTGAAAGCAGAAAAAAAATTCTATCAACTCTTAACTCTGAAATTGAAGCTTTAGAAAAAGAGGCAGCAACATCTTCAACAATTGAAAAGAAACAAGAAGCTAAAAGAAAACTTATCCAAAAGCAACTTGAGCTTGAAAAAGAAAAAGCAAGACAATATTCTGATCAAGCAGAAAAACTAGAAGAAATCAACAAAAATCAAGAAAAGCTAAATAAAAAAGTAAAAGAGAATACTGACCAGCAAGAAAAAGTAACAAAAGAACTACAAAAACAAAAAGAAGAAACTGATCAACTAAAAAAAAATCTAGATGCTATTGATAATAGTTTTTCTAGTGCTCTTGGTTCCATTAAAAGGATTGCATCTGGAGATATCGCTGGAGGACTCAGAGGTGTCGCTGGCGATATGTTTGACATAGCCAAAGTAATGGCAAAAAGCAAAGAAGGTGAAGGAGGATTTTTATCAAAAATTCTAGATCCAGTTGGAAGCATAGCCAAGGGTCAAATGGAGAAATTAAGTAAAGATCAGGCAAGTCGATTAGCTAAAATGTCTGGTGACTCTAAATCAGTTGCTGGTGCAGCTTCAGAAGCCGGAAAAGCCGCCGAAGCAGCATCGAGTTCAGTTGAAGCAGTTGGAACTGCCGCAGAAGCTGCCGCTCCCGCATTAGAGGCAACTGGCGCTGCAACCGTTGCTACTGGAGAAGCAGCGGCTGCAGCAGCACCCGCAGTTGCAGAAGCAGGGGCAGCAACGGGAGCGATGGGTTCATCTGCAGCAGCAGCAGGAGCTTCCGTTACGGGACTTACTGTTGCAACTGGTGGACTTATACTCATAGTTATCGCTGTGGCTGCTGTGATTGCTGTTGCAATTGGTTCTTTTGTTCTTTTGGCAAAAGAAATAATCACATTCAATATGCAACTATATGATGCAAACAAGCTTATACAAAGAACAACATATCTGAGTGAAGAAAACTCGAAAGCTTTGTTGGCAAACGCCAATGATATGAGAGCACTAGGAGTAACAACAGAGGACATGGTTGCAGCAACACAGGCTTTGGTAACTGGCTTCAAAGATTTTACTAAACAGACCCCAGAAAACCAAAAAGCTTTAGTTGAGTTTACCGCAGTTATGAACCGTCTTGGTATGTCTGCAGAGGCTACAGCAAATAGCCTTGTCATGATGACTAAAGCCATGGGATTTAATGTTCCTCAAGCTACAGAACAAATAAGAGAACTTGAACTTTTGGCAAGAGACTTGCAGATTCCATTTTCCGAATTAGGTCAATCACTTAATGATAATCTTGGATTTATATCAAAGTTTGGTAGAGAAGGCACCGAAGTATTTAAAGACTTGGCTATCGCCTCAAAGAATAGCCAAATAGAAATTGGAAGACTCGTTGCAATAGCTAGACAATTTGATACTTTTGAGGGCGCAGCCTCTACTGCTGGAAAACTAAACGCTGCTTTGGGTGGTAACTTCCTTAATGCAATGGAAATGATAACAACAACAGATCCCGTAGAACGACTCAAGATGATTCAGCAAGCAATTTTGTCAACCGGGCTGTCTTTTGATGAAATGGAATATTACCAACAAGAAATGCTTGCAGCGTCTTCTGGGCTACAAGATGTATCTGAATTGGCATTGGTCATGAGTGGCAATTTTGATTTAGCTGCAGATAGTGTTAAAAAAACTTCAGACGAATATGTCACTGCAGAGAAAAGAGCACAAGAGTTACAAGGCTTTATGGAAAAACTTGAAAATACGTTTTATAGTTTATTGCCTTCATTAAAAGAATCATACCATGTATTTGATGAAATTGCTGAGCAACTCTCAAACGCCCTAAAAGATCCAAAAACACAAGAGGGTATTAAAGAATTTGCAAATAATTTATTTGAACTGGCACCACTTGCTTTAGAAATATCAAAATCTTTTGGTTTGATGCTAAAAGGAATAATTATTTTTGCAAAGCTTGGTTATTATCTTCTTGCTCCTTTTATTGCAACTTTAGAAAAAATAATGGGTATTTTCAATTCTATCGCTGGCGGAAACTATGCAGAAGCGGCTGTCTATTCAATTCAGCTATCCAGCCAGATGATGCCCGTTGTAGGAGGTCTAACATCTGGAATGCAAGGAGCGCTTGCTAACGAATTTGATCTTGAACACGCCCCAGCGCGTACTGCGGGTGAAGAAGCAGGTTACAATATTATGCAAGCTATGGGAGTTGGAAATAACGCACAGGCTAATGCTGCTGCTGCCAATGCTGCAGCGGCAGCCGCTGCTCAAAATGGCGCTAACTTACAAGCTGATACTGTTGCAGCAATCGAGTCCCTGGAAGCAGCCGTTAAGGCAAACCAGACAAATATTACAGTTCATAACACTAATGGTGTAGAAACAACAGTGAGAAACGGGACAGCAAACTAGTGACAAGGAAAAACAATGA